GGCGTCAGGCGATGACCGACCCAATCCTCAAAGTCGTGTCCGCCCCTCATCCAGGAGCAGATAGACTTGGTGATTTTATCAAAACCAGCAGGAGACATCAACTGGTTCATCAGGATTTTCTTGCCAATCATATCACCGACATCTTGTGGGAGGAAAGAGAGTGCTTGGATGGTTGTGCAAGTTGGTTTAGGGGCAAGTCCGTGGTAAGAGAAAGGCGGTCGCTTGTCGGGTTGATGGTCGTATCCGCCATCAGAGAAGAAGGATGCTTTCTTGTTCAGGCGGAACTTGGAGAACTTGTGGGTCTTGCCGAGTTTCTTGGGTTTCCGAGACTTGGGAACCTCGCGAGGGGCAGTGATGGATGAGGGAACCCAGTTGCTCTCCTGCTCGGAGATACATACTGCCCCTTGCCAGTTGCGATATGCCCCTCGGTTGCGTCGGTTGCTCTCCTCCATCGTCTTCCAGGACAGCATAGCGAAAGGTTGTGTTTTTTTGCTTTTGTATTTTATCAGTCGTCAAGCGTGTGGTGTGGATAGTTATTGCATATGCACCTGGATTAGCGGGCATTTGTGCAAATCCAACCAAGTCCAGGAAGAAGAAAAATTATCTATTAATACATATAATGGAAGCGAAGTTCTCTAACATCTATGCGAAGAATATTTGGGGAGGTTCAGGTTCAGGGTCTAAATTGTCTCACGATAATATAAACTATCTAAATAAAATTACCGACATCATTGAGAAATATGAGATAGGGTCAATCCTTGATGTGGGTTGTGGAGACTGGGAGATTATGAAAGAATTAGAATTAAATAAAATACATTATGTTGGGATAGATATTGTTAAGTCTGTCATTGAGAATAATATAAATAAATATGGTCAGAGTTTCAGACATTATAATGTCGCTGATGGAATTAATGAGAATTATGACCTCATCATTATTAAGGATGTCTTACAACATTTAGAAGATGATGTAATCACTAAAATTATGAATAATTTATTAGAAAAAGGTAAATATGTTTTTTGTATTAATGGATATAAGTTCGGTAGGTCGCCTGAGAAGAATGATTGGACAACAAGAGATATTAATAACCGCTACTCATATCATCCAGTTAGTTCAGTGAAAGAACCTCTCATCCAACATAAAGATTTTATTAAAGAAAGATATTTCAGAAGATGTAAGGAATATGTTTTATATACTAAAATAAAATCTGAGGAATACTAAATGGAACCTCTTGACCTAAATAATGTTGTGGAAATAAAATCAATTCTTAACAAGTGTTCTGAAAATGAACAATCCATCTTACAATATATTATTGGTTTAGCGAATATGAGAATTAATAATAAAGGATTAGACCAACCTTGCCCAATAGAAATAGAGAGCAATATAGAACCTATTTTGAGCGACCATTCTTCTGATGAAGACTATATCGTTCTATCTGATAGCGATTAATCTGTCCAGGGTGTCCAGGGCATATTTACTAAAATATTATATTTTATTTTATTTATTTTTAGTTATAGATATCAGGGATTTTCCGCTGGTTTGTCTGGACGCTCATTTGGTTCTGATGGAGCAGTCATTGATGATGGGTTAGATGATGCTGTCGCTTCTGATGATGTATTTGTTTGTGTGCTCTCATAGGTTAATGTTCTTGCGAGACCTGGTTGCGTTCTATTAACTTCACGATACCAAGCGGGCACTTCTTGCGATTGATGAGTAGGGGCATCTCCTGCTCTTACGAAGTTCTGATATAATCTTGCTCTTGCTCTTTCCTGATGTCCTCTGTATTCTTCTAATTTTCTTGTTCCTGCCCGAGTAATAAATCTTCTTGGTTCTAATGGGTCGGGAGCACCGACATATCTTGCTTGCCCAACTTCTCTCTCAGGATTAACTCTTGCTCTAATACGAGTTCCAATATTCGTAGGAGTTGGTGGTGCCTCTTGGGTCTGCGGTTGTTCTGCCATAGGGGCAAATTGTCCGAAATCATATTGAGCGAATGTTCCAATATTCTCATCAGGTGTTCCACCTGTTGTCTCATAATGTTGCTGAACATTCTGTTGATTTATTAATTCTTGTTCTTTTGCTGTATTAATAATACCTTGTGAGAAATATGAACCTAATTGCTGTTCTGTGAGTTCCTGAGGTTGTAGCATCTGAGGAATTAACTGACCATCTTGCATCAGAGAAGATACGAGATTTAAATTATTATTATTTTGTTTTTCTATTAAATACAAGACTGCCGAGTTCTTATCAACTCTTGCCAATGTCATATCGGGGTCGTGTATTGATGTTTTTATTTCTGAGATTACTACATCATCAGTAATAGTGAATGAACCCATTTGACTTGTCTGAAAGTAATAATCACCGAAACCATTTTCTTTATTAACTACTCCTATGATAGGTAAGGTCTGTCCTCCATCTGTGGAATTACCACCTCCTATATATTTAGTATCACCAATGATATTACTTCTTATTAAATAATAAGGTTTTAACATCTTAGTTGGTTGCGAAGAAGCGACGAGCGGAACACTTGTTGTAGAAATTGAGATTGCTGGATTATTAATAACATAATCGCTCTGCTCACCAGCAATAGGTTGTTTCTTAGCATTCTGAGTTAATAACCCTCCGTGCCACACATTACCATATGATATTCCTTGTTGATTAAACATTGATGAACCAAAAATATTCTCACGATAAACTGAAACATCGGATGTCTTAACTAAGGCATTGGTTAATTGGAAAGGAGTTCTTCCTTGATTACCTGGATTAATACGACTATTAAATGATACTCGGTCTTTTATATTTAGTGGTTCATCTTCATAATTAAAATTAAATTGGTCAAATGAGAAACCTAACAGACCCCATAATGATTTCTGCCAATGAGGTTTATTCTCTATTGTTCCTCCAAAATTATGAAATGTTATTCCTGAATGAGCATCAAATATGGCATTCCACTGAGTAATATTCCAATTACTTGTTGCTATCTCAATAGGATTATCATTATTATCAAGTGAAGTCGTTGAGACATCTGTATTATATGGCACCATCTCAGGACAAAAACTTGCCCCTCCTAACCTTTTATTTATTTTATAAACTTGGTCAGATGCTCCCTCTAATTTAGGGTCAGTCGCATCAGAACCAGCATTAAAATTGTTTCCAATAAACTCAGGAGTGTGTAATCCTTGCCAATTAAATCTCTTACTACCTTCACTATCATAATTTAGTGAGATAGCATTGGCACCGAGATATGTATGAAGAGCGTGTTGATAACTATATTCTAATTTAGTCTGCGTCTTCTCAGGCAACCAACAGACAGGAGGCAACTGAATACCTGGTTGATTACAATAATAAAATTGTGTATTATCATTAAATCCTGTTGATGGTTTCGGATTTTCATAAGTTGTTTTTAAATCAGGTTGAGTTCCTGTCAGATATCCTGAGTAAGGCATTATCACATTCGTCCCGTATGCATTAAAATGCCTATCAACTCCAATATAATTAGTATGGTCTAATGTCTGATTTAATAAAGTATTCTCTTGATTACAACCTCTGAATACAAAGTCAGGAATACCACCGATACGAGTTGTAGTGAAAGCAATAAAATCTCCTGCTTTCGTTGGAACACCAACTCCCTCTTTCGCTGGATTATATTTCTTCATACAACCAAAGCAGAGGTTCATATCATCACAACTCATACTCTCACCACCTCCATCAATATCCTGTCTTGTTGGGTCAAAATGAAACCAAAGAGGAGAAGAAGATAAATCATAATAAGGTAATGAACCTGACCTATTCACTCTGTCGGAAACATCAGGATATGCATTAGGGGCAGATGGCATATTAACTGGGTCTCGCCCAGCGACTGACTGAACTACTTGTTTAAATCCTGTCGGTGTCTCGCCTTCTGTGGAAGGTATCACAGCATCATAATCACTATTATGAGCAAATAAATAATTATCACAACCTAATCGTCTGCTATCGTGCTTAAACTTATTATTACTATCTAACCAATGATTAGCATTATACTTCGCTATATCTATATGAAGAAAACGAGCAAGTGTCTGACCAGTCTTAGAATTACCCATCTGGAACTTATCTAATCTTACATCATCATCAGTATTATAACTACCTCTTAACTTAATAGCAGAATAAGGATAATCAAATAATTCAGGATATTCGCCCTGAGACTTAATAAAATCTATTAGTAAATGCCTTTTAGACCAAGGAATTGTTGTTATTATTTCAGCAGTGTGATGCATATTACCAGTCGTATTAATAGCAGGAGCATCAGGATGAAGTGTGAAGTCATCAACCTCACCCCAAGTCTCGCCAGGGGCAGTTCCAACACCAAGAGCATCCCGACAGAACTTTCTACCAGTTATCCATAGATTAGGTCGTTTCACACCAATATAATGATATCCCATCATATATCTGATAACCTCAGGTCTTACCTCAGGATAATTAGCAGTGGTTCCATCAGATGAAGAAACGAAATATTTATTACAATTAGTAGAATTAAAACAACGATGATTAGTAGAAAAGAATGATTTAAATAATTCACCATCTTTCTTTATCCCAACACACTGATGAGCAGTGCTATCAGCAGGAGGTTCTATTACCCCTGCTGCACCTGTCTTAACTCTCGTAGGGTCTCCTGGTTCATTAGCATATCCAGGGGTATCGCTCTTCTCGCCTACTCTACTAAATATTTCTAATAATTCAGTAGTTTTATTTAATTTTCTACTGACCTCTTCCGCTACATCCTCAGGTGCTTTAAATCCACTCTCAACAGAGATGTTTTTTATTTCGTAATAAGGCAACCAGTCTGATGTGCAAGCAGGGTCTCTGACATTAAAATATCTTATAGTTTTATTACCAGGAACAACTTTCACCTCGTGCCCATCTCCTCGGTCAGTATCTACATATGATAAGAAATCATTAGTAGATGAACCTGTTAATTTATCAGGTTTCACACATTCTGCTAACTGAGCAGGTGAGAGGAACTCATTAAGGATTTTTGGAGTTGTGAAATAAGTTCTTTCTTTTTTAAAAATCATATATCGTGAATTATCATTTTTATATCTAAATCTCTGAGTTGTTCCAAGACTATTGAGATTTCTTTTTGACTGACCAATAGCAGGATGCTGTCCATCATCTGCTGACCCTAAGTTCTCGCATTTTATTCTTCTACTTTTCTCTTGGAAGAACCAGTCATCAGGAACCTGAGACTGAACCCTCACATCTGCCTGAGGTAATCCATTATATCCGCAATCGTGCACCCCTATCTTCTCTAATCCCTGAAACTCGGTTGCTGGGCACTGAGACCATTGGATGCCGTGATATGCCCAAGGTAAAGTATCTTCATCAGTCTGAAATCCTCTTGATGTTCTTGCTGTTGCCCCTACTGCGTTCGCTCCATCTTTATCTTTATTCGCTTTCGCTCCATATTCACGACTATTACCAATATCAAATCTACGAGGAAGATGAAAATAGTTTTCACCATTCGTTGTTTTATAATAAGAACACTGAACATTCATTTCATTATCTTTCATAACAAAACTTTTAGGAACATTGCTACAATCTGATTGATGGTTTCCATATGGTTGGAGAAGTTGCTTCTTACTCATTCCAACTAATTCTCCTCTTTCGTGGGCAATATTACTTGCGACAGGTGCTCCCGTAGGAGTGAATGGAAAGTTAGTATTATCACTAAATAAATCATCAAGAGGGGCAGGTTGTGCTAATGTCTGTGATGTTTCTTCTAATGCATATGTTATTGTATCTCCTTTGCTATTTTTTATTAATTCTCCCTTAAACTCAATTGTTCCATCTGTATTACCGATTTCATTAATCATCGCTGAATGTAATGAAACCTTATCGCCTCTATTTAATTTTAAACCTTGTCCTTGTTTATTAGTGAATTGTGCTGGATTTGCATTGTGTCCCGCATCTGCCTCAACAGAGTTGTTCCTATTACAATCTAAGATAAATGTATCAGTGTAGGGGGCAGACTGACCAGGGGTATTACTCATTATATTACTATATAATAAATAAATAAAAAAAATCTATAAAACTTAGTTATTGGGTTGGACACCCTGGACAGAGAGTTAGGCGAAGTAGCACTCGGTATATCCATTCTGAATAGTTGCGGTTCTTAATACTTCTAAGAAGACACGATGCGTATAATCCTTGGTATTATCAGGTAAATCCTCAAACTTGTAATATAATTCTATACCTCTGCTATTAATACGCTCCTGAGATGTCAGTTTCGTAGAAAGATGGAAGAACTTACCAGCAAGATTTGTATTAATAGCATTATCCCAATACTTACGAACAGAGAGAGATTTACCTTCATTAGAATATTCCTCACGAGTAATGAATGGAACCATTCCCTCTGTCTGAACAACATTATGGAAATGGCGAGCAGGGTTCTTCACATCAATAGGATACTCAAAAGTATCATTATATTTTAGATTGATTGTGCATACACCATTCTTAGAATTGGCATTACCTGCCCCTGCTGAGTAATCTTTACTACAACCCTGAGAAACATAACCATTGAGTAATTTATCCTCAATTAAATCTTCATCTCCCATCATTGCGATAACCTTAGATACGATACGACCTGCCCCTCCAAGATTTCTTATCATCTGTGATTTAGCATCTGCCTGAGCAACTGATTGTTTAGATAAACGATAATCAATATAAGTAAAGTTTAATACTTGATTTGCCTGCTGATATTGGAGCATAAGTTCCTGAGGATAGAAGATATGGTCAGATATCATACGGAGACTATCTGTATCAATAGGATACGAAGAAGTAGTTGCTTCACCACCTTTTAGTGAAACTCTGTCAGATGCGAAAAAATTATCGCCAGCACCTGAGAATGTGAGTTCTAAGGCAACCTGTTCCTTTAACATATACAGGGGCAATTGGTTCTGTCTTAAAAAGGGGCAAAGTTCCGAAAGTGCAAGTTGGTAAGTTGAGATATCCCTATCATCTGCGACTTTAAGCAATTGCCAAGTGTTCGGATAATAGTTCGCAGTTGTATCAATAAAATTACCGACACCACCAGCATTATTGCCCCTGACATCTGCTTCACGCCCATTATCTAATACAATACCATTTGCAAGACCCATACTCTCACCGCCTCCTGTGGTAGATGCTCGGTCAGCATATGCAAACTGATGAGAAATAGAACGACCAGTGGTCATCTGTTCTCGTTCTTTCTGATTTTCATTCGCAATGAACATAGAACGATAACTCATATAATGGTTAAAATCATCTACTTCACAAATCGTCTGATTACCTATTTTTAGAGCAACTCTCTTAATAAGAGCATATGCTCCAATACCAAGAGGAAGGAAAGCATCCAGAGGAGCATTCTTTAATCCAATCTCAACCTTAGAATTAGAATGAAGAAGACCTTTATTCTGAAATACGAAGCGACAGAATGTATCACTTTTAACGACTGGGTCTAAAATTGCCGTTTCTACCTCTTGCACTGTATTGACTGGAATAGACCCAATCTTCATTAAATCAGGAATACCACCCGCTCCGCCAGAGGGAGGGGCACTCATCGGTTGTCCATTTTCATTCGGGTTCGTAGAAGCACTCATTTTATACTATTATAAATATAAAATAAATTAACTAAAAAATAAAATTATAAAAAGACTAATCAAATGTTAGTATAGTTGTCTTCTTGACGACCTTTAATTGTTGTGTTTTATTATATTTTTCTTGTTCTTCTTTCGTTCTTCTTCCTCTCTTTTTAGAACCATCAGGATAGGGATATGAATGTTGATAACTTTTCTTTTTTTCGGGCATTGTTATTATTAATATAATTTTATTTAACTCATAACCTGTAATCCTCCTTGACCATCAAATACAAGTGTATTCTTAGAATGAACAAATAAGAAGAAAGCGTGAGGATTATTGGTCGTGAGACCACATTGCATATTAATACCAAAATCCTGAGATGCAAATGAGACACCCTGATTGGAAATAGCATCATAATTTACTCCTACAATAAAACAATTGCCCCCTTCTGCTCGCTGGTCATCACGAATATTAATACCGCTATTTTTAGCACCTCCTGTTGGATTAGCGAAATCAGTTAAATGAGTATTAGTAGGAGATATCATAGTTCTTGACATCTTAGCGAACTTTCTGATAGCAGACATACCTTCACGAATAATCTGACTATCCAATACTCGCTGGTCTTTATGAGGGTCGCCAGTGTGGATAGTATCTATATTATATTCTAATGGGAACTTCTCGCCTCCACGAGTGAAGATAAGTTGTTCTATATTCGCTACTGACCCATCAATATTAGTAATAGGCATAGTCGCATTACCATTAAATCCTAAATTATTAATCTGTGATGCTGGAAGAATATTGGCGAAACAACTTAATACATTGCTTAATCCTAAATTAAAATTAATAATTGCGTTCGTAGAATTAATAGATGTGAAATACGAAGAAATACTATTATACTCAAATGTTCCAGCAGTTCCTGCTCCTGGGGTCGTAATCTCTGCCTCAGCACAAAGGAAACAATTACTTAATTCATAAAAAGCAGTTGGAAAAGCAGTCTGGGAACCATCTTCATCAAATAAAACATTCGCATCAGGGGCAAGGTGTATCTCAACCAAGAGACCACCAGTTGTATCAAGAGGGATTGCCGAAGTTCCGTTAAACAGACCACAAGGCAAATGCATACAGAAACTATTTTTAGTTGTATTCACACTCTCAATCTCTACTACACTATCTTTCATTAGTTTAGCATTAGGCATAGTCAGAGCACTCTGAGACTGATGACCAATATTATCTTCTAAATTAGCAGTGAAAGGCACGAAACTTGCCATCATACGAGAATAATGACGGATATGCTCTATCACAGCGTGGGTCTTCTGAGACTTAATAACTAATTGGTCTATAAAAGAATATGCACCAAGGCGAGGGTCTATATTAATTTTATCACCATCTAATGCTTCTTTATTAGCATTCTTAAATACTGAAAACTCACCAGTAAATCTTAAACTCTGACCTAAAAGACCTCTGCTCTGTTCTCCAATAATAAATTGTATTACTGGATTACCCGAAGCAAAGGATATCTTACCATCACTCAAAACATTAGAAGGAGTTATATGTAGATTAGTTGTCGGAACGCCACTCATTTTATACTATTATAAATATAAAATAAATTAACTAAAAATAAAATTAGTAGAAAAGGGGTGTAATCACTTGGACACCCTGGACACTTATATCTGAACAACAACAGCATCTCCCTGAACCATTAATCGGCGAATGTGAGAAACATAATTATTCCAAAGTTTATTTTTCTTAGGGGCAGTTGTTCCCTGATAATTGACTTGCAAATTAAAATCACGACCAGCAGTATTATAGACACCTTGCTGTAATGCGAGAGCACGACCTATGCAGAAGTTCTGCTGGAACTTGGAGAATGAAAGTGGATTAATACCTCCCATTGCTAATGCTTTCTCTAATTCTACAAGTGGTTGCTGTTGGACGCCGTGCCTTCTTGATATCTTAGATAAATCTACTAATCGGGAAGGATTTAACTGACCATTATAGAAGAACTGATAATCAGTCGCTTCATCAGCAATTCCAACAAGACCAGTGCGATTGCTGACTAATCGCCTATCATAGTAATCATATGTATCTACATAAGTATAGTTATCAGGCATATCAACAGCAGGATAAGTATTCGCATATGAATATAAATCTTTTTCTGTTGTATCTTCACCAGCAATCAACTGACGAGTAGAATATACTTGACTATCAGTTGGAAGACATAGAATAGATTTCGCTTTTGTCTGATTGAGAGGAAGTCGCATATTCATAACTCTATCACCTTTTAGTTGAGAGAACTTATAGTTAGTATAGGATAGGAAATCATAATTCATAGCACCTCCGCCACCCATCATACCCATAAGTTTCTGAGTATATCCCTGAGGCATAGTGAGTGTCTGTAATATTAATTCAGTATTCTTGACTTTATAATTACAAGTCATAATCGTAGAAGCAGGTGTCATATCAATAGCACATTCTAAAATAGAATTATCTTTTACGAAATATTCAGAACCAACATCTTCATCAGACTGGTTCTTAACTGCCTCAGTGAGCGTTATTTCTAACAATCCGAACTCACCTCCAAGTGTTGAGTTATTACCTCCCTTGACAAATCTTAAACCTTTAACAATCATATCTTTATCAGTTTTCATTCTGCGTTTCGCATTGGATTTCTGAGCAGACCATAGGACATCCTTATACAGAGCAATACGCTGACCAATTACCAAGGGGCAATTTTCTAAATCAATCATATTATTAGTTCTCTGAACATAGAATATATCAGTTGCTAAACCGCCTGACTTAGTCCATTTCTTAACATCAATTTCATTATCTTTACCTGAGGTAGAATGGAATTGGAGACCCATTGTAGTCTTACGATTAGGATGGAGTTGGTCGGGAAGTCTGAGAACTCGTGAGGCATCTTCTAATATAATTTCTATACGGAGACCCTCGGTAAGAAGAGCAGGGAATACCTTAGAACTCTGAAATAATCCAGTGTGAAGGGGCAATAGACATTTTACTTTATTATACTGAGAACCTTGGGTTGTGTTTCCAACTTTTCCAAAGTCATCGTCATTCTCCACGCCCTTCTGTCGTGAGACTGGAAGGGTTCCATCAAGATTATTTTTATAAGGAGTTGTGTAAGGATTGAGGCGAGTATTATTAATACCCAATTTAGACTGACCATAAGTGCCTCGCTGTGTCGGAGTGTATTGGACAACACCCTCTGTGAGAGCACGCTTTTCTTTAATTGCGTCATTAGTTTCATAATCATATCTTAGAGCAGTTAGAGTATTATATCCTTGGATTTCCTCTAATAGAACTGCCCCTGAACCCCCAGAATGGATACGAATATCCCGAATTAAACATTGTGCACCAGTCTCACCATCCAAAGTGAGGCGAACAGGTCTATCTACCCCTGCGACCTTAGGATTTTCTAATTCTACCTCAAATGCTAAATAACTTTCTTTCGGTTGGAAATACTTAATAGTAGGAGGAATATGAATATTAATTTTCTGCCCTGCCTGGTAATCTAATCCGTGCTCTGCTGGGATGCTTACCTTCGTCTGCTGAACTGGGATTTTCTCATTCGCTGACCAAAAACTCATTTTATACTATTAACTATAAAAAAAATAAAAATAAAAAAAACATAAAAAAATAGTAAATATGCCCTGGTCGCCCTGGACATCTTAATATGCTGAAATCTGTGTCTTCGCAATTTGCCCCGCCGAACCAAGAGAAGCAACTTGGGTCATTGCTTGTTGATTTTTTCCTTGCTGAGTTGATAATGTTGCCCCTGCTGATGCTTTTGCTTTCTTCTGTGCTTCTGTATCTCCATCTGCTTCTGACCCTATATCTAATAGTGATGAAGCAATCCCAGCAACGGCACCGATAGGGGCAAGTGCGGGCATAGCGATACTTAATGCATCTATACCTCCTGATATAATATCGGCAGTATTTGCGACTTTCTGAGCACCTGTCATATCTTTTCTCTCACCAGATAAATCTTCATAAATAGATTTACCTGCTCCGATAAAACCTGCCCCTTTTCCTACGACATCCGCAACTGCCCCTAACTGACCTTCGGGCATATCTGATACGAACTTTCCTAATTTCCTAACAACTCCTCCTGCCATTCCACTTTCTGCATCTGCCCCTGCTTCTGCTGTGAATAATCCTCCACTTGCTTTTGCAACTGCCCTCTGAGCATCTGTTGCGTCTTTACCTCCGCCAGCAATCTTACCAGCATCTGCCCCTTCTGATGAACTCTCCATCGTTGTCTCTAATCCTGATGTATAATTAGAACGACTACCAGTTATTGCCCCTGTATTAGTTCCAAGACCTGTGCTCTCTCCTCCGAATATTCTATTCATTCTTGTCTGTGGTCTTTCTATTGTTGTTGGTGCTGGGTCATTAATATTTCTAACTCTTGACCCCATCTGAGATGCCTGGTCTTCTGTTCCGACGAACTTTTCTCTTGATAATCCTAATTCTCCTGCCGACTGCGGGGCACTATCAGCATCATCATATCCAACTGCTCTTCTTAGAGTTGCTTTCGCCTGACCAAATCTACCTTTCGCTATCTGCCCCTGAGATGCTAAGAAAGCATCTGCCCCTTTACCTGATTGAGAAAAGACACCTTTTCTACCAAAACCAGCGACTTCACTATCAAAATTAACAGCATCTGAATATACTTTCGCTCCTGTGAGTGCTGTATTAACTGCCCCTCCAACTGCTGAACCTTTATCATAAACATCAAAACCCGACTTAAAAGCATCTGCTTTCATTTTCGCATTACTAATTGTATTATTATAGTCTGTTGTCGCTTTTCTATTTAGTTCTTCTTTTACTCTCATTTGGTCTGCGTTAAAACTTGCCCCTGACCTCATTAAATCCGAACCTTGTGCGATGCCTGCTCCGATATCCATTTATATAAGTATAAATATAATAAAAATAATCTACTAAAAATTAATATTGTTGTTTCGGTGCCGATGCATTTATCTCTGCTTGCTTTCCTGCTACATCTCCCAATTCTGCTCCACCTTCTTCTCGGTGCTGTCCGCCAACAGCGATTATCTCATCAAAATTATGATAAGCGAGTGGAGGATTGGATTGTAAGTCTAAATAAAGAAAGTCATATTTATTGGGTGTCGCTGCATAATAAATCTTTAAAAAGTTATCCGCCCCACCGAATTGGTCGCCTATCTCCTCTGCAATTTTCCCAAGTTCTTTCATATTTGGAAAAGGACTTCCAATTATCATATTCGTAGCATTAGACCTAATGACTGGACTAACTTTACGATAATTCTGAGAACTCATTAATAAAAGTTTTATATTGTAATGCCTGAACCTTGATGCTAAATGATTGACTTTCGCTTCACGCCTAATTAATCCAATAATATCGTCTAAAATTAAAGCAATATCAGGTCTCTCTTGTGGGTCTTCGTATCCTTCTTGTTTCTCTATTAATGCATCTATAATGCTGTCATCATATTCATCATAACAATCAAATGCTTTCTTTAAGAAACGAGAAGTTTTATCATTATAAATAGTTGGTGAAACACACATCACTTCATCAAAGAAATCTTGCCCAAAAAACTTACTATTTAATAATAAATTATTTATTATCGTAGATTTTCCTGTGCGAATTGGCGAAATCATCAATAAAAGTGCAGGAGGTTGAGGGAGATGTGGATGAAGTGGTTTCGTCTTTTCTTTCGGAGGGTCTTTAACTTTTAATATCTGAGGAGGTGCTGGTGCTTGGTCAAATGTCTCTTCATCAGATGAAGAGGTTTCATCGGTCGCCTGTTTAGGTTCATTGGTTTTCCCTTCCATTTATAACTATATATATATTTTTATTTTTATGCTAACATAGCAACTTGTGAAGCAATATAGTCCTCATCAGGTTCTTCTCCCATTTCAGCATAAAATCCTCTCATTATATCAGCATCTGTCGCCTGAGATGCATAAGGGGCAGGGGCACCTGGTTCAGGTTGCCAACTTCCAGTAGGTCTCATAGGAGGTTCTCTTCCACCTGCCTGTTGCATAGGTGCCATAGGAGGATTAGTTATATTTTGCATAGGTGCTTGTGATACTCCGCCTCTCATTGATTTCTTTGGTGCGTAGATATCTTTTGCCCCTGGAAATGCTGGGACTAAGGCATTCTGCACCATATCCATTCTCATTCTATCTGCCCCTACTATTGGAGCATTATTGCCTGTGAGGTCGGGTTGGAATGGTTCAGGTATATATTGCCCCGCACCCACATTTTGTAGGGATGCCTCTTTACCTTGTTTAATCTGACTAAAATATCTCGTATTTGCGGGCATTCCTGCTCCATACTGAAACTCATTATGACCTCTTGGTTGCCAATTCGGGTCTTCTTCTCTTTTAGTCTTAACATATAAAGCGTGTTTCGTGTCTGCTTCTCTGCGTTTTGTTGCTCTCTGCTTAGGTTTCACAGAGACATTCCTACGACCTTCATATGGGTCTCTTGTTGGTGGGTTGTCTTCATCTCTGCTCATACCTTTTCTATCTACTCCCCAATACTCTTCCACTGGTTTTTCACGAGGGGCAATTGTAAGAGTTTTCTTTTCTAATTTAGGATTTCCTTGTCTATCTGTAAGTATCTTACGAGTTTTAGGGTCTCTCATAATTCCTATTTTCTCTTGCACTCCTGTTTTCGGATTAACGAATAATGGAATTACTTTCTTTTTAGTTTTATCTGCTTTCAGACTAACTCTACTACGAGTTCCAGTCTCAATATCTTTTCCTGCCATTCCTAATCTTGTATCTAATACTCTACCCTCTTGTAATGCGACATATTCATCGGTTGGTTTAAGATTACCTTTTGCCCCTACATCTAATTTAGTTCCACCTCCTTCTTTTTTAGTTGCTTTTTTTCTCTTATAAAACTCAATAGGATACTTGGTCGGCATCTTTTCCTGAGGTGCTAAACCTCCAATATAACTAACTGCTTTATCTCTGTCTGTTGTTTTTGTTCTTATACCTGATGAACTATCATCTTCTGCCTGAAAATCTATTTTAGGGTCAAAGAAACGATTGGGTCTTGCTCTATCGCCACCAGGAATAGACATCGCACTCCGCTGTCTTGCTTCTCTTCTTCTTGCGATTTCTTCTGCTAAGTTTTTCTGCTCACCTGCTTTATCTAATGCTCTACCGAATGCTTCTGCTTCTTCATCACTATCTGTGCCTGGGTCAATGATATCATCATTTTCTGCAAATGGGTCAAAATCTAAGGCATCTACCTCACCAAAATTGCCACCAAAATCGCCAGGAACTGCTGTGCCATAATCTATATCGCCAGTTTCTTCATCTACTTGTCCTGCCTCAACTGCCTGCTCTTCTTCTATGTCATCCTGTTCATTAAAATCCTCAAAATCTATATCGGGATTATTCATTTCACGATGTCTCTGTTCTACTTCACGCCTAATTAGATTTAAATAATTCGCATCTTGCATAAGAGGCATTGTATTAGTAGTTCTCTGAATATCTCTTGCCCTATCATCTCTACTCTGTGTATATGCAGCGAATGGTTTTTTACCTACGAAAGGTATTTCATCTTGTTCCATATCTTGGAATGTAGCAGGGGCAAGTCCGAGACCACCTCTTCCAAGAGGAGCATTGAGAACATTACCTGAACGAGGTAATCTTGCTCTTTGGGGTAAATCTTTAATCTGTTTAGACTTAGGGGCAAGTGCTTTTTGAGATGATTTAATATCCTTCGCCAACTCCTTGTTCTGTTTAGTAGTCTTCACTGCCTTTTCACGATAACGACGACCTCCGAATGTGCCTGCCTTAATAGTTCCTCTGCCTGACATTATTTATATAATATCAAATAAAAAAAGTAAAAGTTAAAAATAATTAATTAAAACAAGTTGCCCAAGGGTCATTAGGATTAAATTGCTGTTTCGTAGAACCTCTCATTTGCTGAAATACTTGTTGCTTCTGTTGAGCGAGATATGCTTGTGCCTGTTGTGCTTCTTTCTCTGCTTTCCTCTGTTTTCTAATTGTATCATAATCATTAATCGCACTAAATTGCAAATCTCTAATCTGTTCTGCCGATAGTTGATACATACCGACTTGCTGTTGAGGAGGGGCAGTAGGTTCTTCATAATATTGCTGACCTTGATATTCAGGATTTTCATATTCATATTCTTGATTGATTGGTTCATTCTGCCGACCACCCTGACCAGCAGGATTTTCACTAAAAGTTATAGAAGAATTATTTATTTTTTTTTTTCTAATTTTAGTTAATTTGCCCTGGTCGCCCTGGTCAGGTGAATATCTCTCTTCTTGCTCAATGAACTTCTTTTGCTTGCTTCTTTGTTCTTCCATCCATTCTTCTTTCGCAATTCTATTTGCTTCTTTCTTTTCTCTCATCTTTTTTAGATGTGCAAGTTGTTTCGCTGAGGGTTGGCGTTTCACTTTTTTTATTTGTGGTGCTTCTTTAAAAACATCTTCATCAGGAACTTTATTTCTGACTACTGGTTCCTCAGGTTCCTCAGGGGCAATTTCTTCATCTTCATTGATTACCATTTTAAGAGGTTCTGCTGTTTCACTTGCAGGTTCAGGAGGCGGAGGCATTTTAACATCTATCATATCGTCCATTTTATAACTTAAAATAGAAAAAAATAATAAAAAATTAATTCTATTTCTATTTCTATATTTCTATTAATTCTATTCTTTCTATCTTTGGCGAATGTGGAAGACGATAGTTGTATTTCCTGTGAGGTCGCCGACAAGTTGTTCATTCTTATCAACAATCATCACATCTAACTGATTAAGATTAAGAACATCAACATTTCGTAGGTCTATATAAGTTCTGTCTTTAACCTCAAAAAATAAATCTCCGTGTTCTCTTCCTTCATTACTAAATCTTGGGATATGATACAATATCTGAGAGGGTATTGATTTGCAGAAATTATAACTCTGAGCAGTTAGATTAGGACACTTAATAAATGCTGAATGAACAGAGAATGTTGGAACTGCCTGAGAATTAATAACCCAACTGAAACTTGCCCCTGGTCTTGCGATAACTCCACCTCCGCTCTTCTCACCAACTCCGAACTGAGTAGATGGAATTGCGTGAAGGATTGGGAAACCTAATTCATCTCCCATATTCGCACCGAATGCGGGGTAATACATACCTTTCTCAACAGAGAGACCAGTATTGACTTTTGGTTGCTGACATACGAATGCTCTATGTAATTCTAATGCATCACTATCAGCAGTTAGACCTCTCCAATGAATAATTGTTCCTGCTTTCATCTTTTGATTATCTCGTGAAGCGAGGTCTTTACAGAGTTCCATATTTCTC